TAGTCGCTGGCTTAATCCTCAACATTTCATTGACGATATGAGCCAAGGCTATGAGTCAGGAAAATCAATCGAAAGGATTGACAATGACAAAAACTACGACCCAACCAATTGCAGATGGGCGACTACCAAACAGCAAACAAGAAACTACAGCCGGAACTTAGTCCTTGAGTACCAAGGGAAATCGCAATGTGCTACTGACTGGGCCGCCGAAGTTGGTATATCGGCAAAGGTTATATGCGACAGAATTACTCGCGGCTGGACGACTGAAAAAGCACTAACAAAGCCAGTGATGGACAGTCAATCCAGCGCCAAACACGCTCTTAAAGCCAGGTGGTCTTAAGAGGCTGCGGCCCCAATGAGCCTACAAGCCCACGCCGGACGCAGTGCAGCCATGCCGTACAGCACGTCAATACGCATCAGCATTTCATCGTTGCGAATGTCCGATGCTTGCCAGACACGCAGAGACAAGCCGTCTTGCACGCGACGGGCGCACTTGTGGGCGTCATCCATCAGCGGCAGATCAGCCGTGATGAACTGGAACGCTTCCTTGTGGTACATCAAGCTCTGTGCGTAGCTGGTCGAGGCTGCACCGACAAAAACAACCGCTTTCGCGTTGAAGTCGGTCGTTGCCAATGTCCCGCCAGTCGAGGACACCACGTTCTTTTTCGCTCCGGTCAGGTAAGTGGCCGGGGAAATCGTCAGCGTGGTCGCGCCAATGGCGGTGATGGTGAACTGCTGCAAGTTGCTGTAAGCCGCCTTGGTTTCAGGATGGCAGGCGTAAACACCGGCTACCGTGAATACTTCGCCCACGCGAACGTCAGCCACCGGGATCAGCGTGTGCATGTCGATGGTCGAGCCACCGTCAGTCACCAGAGCCGCACCGTCGGTGTTGCCAGTCACATCTGCGCCGTTGGTCAGCGTCCAGACGCGCTCGTTCTCGTAGTAGTCGGCCATTGCGGTGCGGGCTACCATGCCTTCGCGGAACTGCTTGCTGATGTCGCCGTTTGGAGCGAAATAAGCGGCAGTGCCATTGACCAGGCCAGCCATCGTCACCGAGTCCATCTGGATAGCACGATTGGCATCTTTCGGAGCCAAGCCCTGATTGAGTTTGGCGCGAGCTGCACCAGGCACGGTCAGGTTGGTGATGGCAGTGCCGGCAGTGCCCGCGACGTTGTAGGTCGCCTTGGTTGCAAAGGCCAGGTAGTCGGCTTCGATGCCCGACACCATCGCAGCGACAGCGGGTTCAATGTAGCGCTTGGAGAAAGCAGCCACGTCGTTTACGTTGTCAGTGTCGAGTGCCAGTTCAGACGAATTGAAGCGCATATCCACGCCATCTTGAGTTGCGACGGTGATGGTCTGCACGGTTTCGTTCTGATCTTGCACGTCCATGACGCGAGAACCTTGGCGGCGAACGTACTGATTGGGATCACGAACGCGCAGCGAACTGCCGATCTTGGCCCCCGTCTTACCAAACGAATCGTCGTATTGACGATCAGTCGTGCCGATGAAGGTGCATTTTTCGTGGGCGACGGCAAGCGCTTCACGCGCCACCATGTCGATGAATTTAAGAGTATTACTCATGATTTTCCTTTGAAGTTACTTGAGAGCTGTTCTGCGCCACTTGGCGTATTCCGCATCCGTCATTTCTGCTGGAGACTTGTCGCCACCCTTGCTTCCACCGATGGGCGAAATTGGGGCTGGTGCAGTGCTGAGTCGTGGTTTCGGTTTGGCGGTCAATTCCGCTTCAATCCGGGTCAATTCGCGGGCTGCTTTGATGGGGGATAACTGCGCGATCTGCTGGGCTTTGATCGGGTTCTTTCCGAGAAAGTAAGCAATGTCAGGCCCGGTATCCGAGTCCGCAATGAACTCGGCCATGCCTTCATTGATGGTGAGAGTTGGATTGCCCACCACCGCAGAAAAGTCGGGGTAACGATCTTGCACACGTTCAGCTTTTTCAAGGAAAGATTCGGAAATCCTCTCTTGCTGCTGGATGCGCTCACGCTCTGCCACCTTTTCCGCTGCTTTTTTCTCGGCCAGATGCTCTATCTGTGCCTCATAAAACGCTCTGTCGTCCCTGAATTCGTCACGCTTGGGTTCTTCCAACACACGGGCTTGCTGCTGCTCTCGCAACTGGTTTTCCATGCGTCTGGCGTACCGGCGTTCTTCCTTCAAAAGCCGCTTTTGAATCAAGGAATCAAGTTCGGCCTGACTTTCGATAGGCTTGAATGATTTCTCCTGCGTTACTTCCACAACTCCTTCAGCCGCAGTAGCTTCGGGTGTGTTTGGCTCTGTTTGATTTACTTCCTCAGATTCGGAAGGCGCAGGCAAGCCTGCATCGAGTGCATCAGTCATTTTTAGCCCTTGGGCGGTGAACCCCTGTCAGACCGGACAGGTACGGACGTAAAAAAACCGCCTCTAGGACGGTTTTTTGATTGATTGGTAATTAGCCTTGGTAAATCTCAGCCTGCCACAGCCACGCATTTCTGCAGTGCTGGGTCTGCCACGGGCTGAACAGCCAGTCGATCACCGGCACAGCAATGCGCCCCTGCCACTTGCCATCGAGGTACAAGCTCCACGAGGCCGCGCTGATGGTTTCGCCCTTGCGGCAGTTGCCAAACGTGATCAGGCGAAACACCTGAATGTCGAGCCACAGCAGGGCATCAAGCAGCTTGTTCATGCGCCACCATCTTCAACCCCAGCCGATCCAGCGCCACAAAAGCAGCCTCTTCGCTGACATCAGCCGAACCAAGAATAGCCTCGCACTGCGCCAGTGTCACAGGCAGGCCAGCGACTTCGCAGGCAGCAAACATCACGGAAGCGTCAGCGATCATCGCGGCAAATTCAGCCTCGATCATTCCTGAGCTGATGTAGTGCGTGGCAGGCTCTGCACCCGTGGGTGATAAGCCTGTGATCCACATCCCCGAACCTGCCTGGCCACTGAGGGCTTCGGACAGTTGCTGGCACATGGGTGTAATGGCAGCGGGAAGGATTAGCGTGCGGTGGATGTAGCTCATTTAGTAAGCTCCAGTGCGTTGGTTGCAATACGCTTCCGCTGCTGCAATCTGTGCATCAGTGGATTGAGCGCCACGAATGATGAGGCTGTAGATACGGCCATTGAAAGGCAGTGATGTGCCACCTCTAGAGCCGATGTAGAGGGGGTAGTTGCCGTAGTTGCCGGTGCCTTGATCTGTCGCGCTGGTTGCGTTTTGTGCGCCATTCACCCTTATATTCGTTAAATCCGTAGAAATAGCCGCCGTGCAGGTTAATACGTTCGTGGACGGTGCGGCGATAACACTTGTTGGCAGTGTGGCGCCAGAGCTACCTGTATTTTGGTACTGATAAAACGTACCAGAGGCTATAGGTCCAGCTAAATAAAAACGCCCAGACCCTAAACCATCGCTAAGTTCCGCAATAATTTGAGTTCCTGCATCGCTCAGCTTCCTAACCCCAGCAAAAACCGACATCTTGTCCGTAGCAGTGAAATCAATACTGCCAGTAGCCAGTGCATCGTCCACCCCATCAAAGGCTAGGTAATACCTGCCAGTAGCATCTTGCTGGAGTAGTGGGCGCTTGGTTGATGTGGCTTGTGTGGCGTGGTTGCCTCGGCCTGATTTATCGAGAATCTTGCCAACAGGCTGGCCCACTGCTGTAACTGGCGTAGTGCCAGCAGCGTCTTGGAATAGGGTGGAGAAATCAGGGATGTCCCAGATTAAGCCCTGCTCTCCTGCTGCGAAAAGCTGCTCTGGCGTCCACACAAACCCCAATCGGGTCATCGCCAGTGAAATGCTCGACAGTTGCATGTCAATACAGCGCGACGATTGATGTTGCGGTCGTCGCGGTTGCGTTAACCCTGCGCACACGCACAGGAAGAATCGTTCCGCTTTGCACGCCAACAAATAGAACCGTTGTTCCATCTGGCATGAGAACGGTCACGTTGCCGCCGACGCCAATGTACAAAGCGCGGGCCGTTCCTGTGAGTTTGGTTGTGTCGCTGGGTGTAACGGCTTCAGCTTCATTGGCTGGGAGTGAGCTTGCTTCGATGTTGACACTTGATACCATGATCAATTTCCTTCGGGCGTAAAAAAACCCGACTGATCGGGTTCAAGTTGTTCGGGTATGCCCATTGATTCACTGGGCGGCTGTCCGGGGTCGGGTTGCTCCATTGCCTCGCGCTGGGTTTCGCTGGCTAGTCTTTGCACTTCCACCGGGTTCAGCAACGGCCCCAGCACGCTTAAACGCTTCGTAATCGCGTCATAGGCGCTTGTGTTTGCCTTGATGCGCTCAATCTCTATCTTGGCAGCGTCAGTGGCTTTGTCGCCTTCCAGCATGTCCACATGATCTCCGGCCTTACCCAGTGCTTCGCCCATTTGCTCAAGCTGCTGGGTAAGTTGCTGAACTTGTTGGGCCAGTTGTGCTGGGTCTTCGCCTTGCTTTTCGTCGCGCAACTCAGGCGGCAATGTTTTCGCCATGCGTTCAGCCAACTTGTCGGCCATCGGGAAGTCCTGCGCACGCATGATCAAATCGCCGGCAATCTGCATCAGTTGCGGATTCCGTGCGGCCAGATCGTTCAAGTTCGACGCGCCCTCTTGTCGTTGTGTCTGATAGCTTGGGCCAGTGTCAATAACCACGTCATATTCACCCACCAGCGGGTTAAAAATGCGCTGAATGTCTTCTTGCCCGTCCATTTCCATGTAGGCCTGTTCCATTTCAGGATCAAGCGTGGCGCTTTCCTCTTTCCCATCCAAGCCAAGGATGCGCACGACACGTTTGGAGTCGTAGTAGTTCTGAATCAAGTCGATCAAGACTTTGGCCTCGTAGCGCAAAGCGCGTGCCAGGTTGTCGGGGAAATGGAACGTGGCAATCTCGCCCTGTGCCTTGAGGCGTTGAATCCCCACGCCGGATGCAGCCTCGGACTTGATGCCAAAGTTCGCATTCTGTTGCCCTGAAGCGGCTCGCATTTGCTCTGTGCTGAGTTGCAACAGTTGAACCTGTGCGGCAGGCATGACCGCTGGCATTTGACGCTCTGGCTTGGGTAGAGGATTGCCATTGCCGTCATAAGCGTTGAACGGCAAATAGGCGCGTGTCTCAATATTTGCTGCTTGCCAAACGTCTTCATGCCCTTCAACCGCTTCCGCGCTTGCCATGTAAGGCACTTTGTTCTGCAATGCGAGCGTTTGGACAGTCTCGGAATAACTGAAGTTCACCATCCGCGCCGGGTCTTTCAGGTCACGAACGATGCCTTTGCGAACCACTTCACCATCAACGTTGATCTCTTTACCCGTCACCGCAATGATCGGTAGGTACTTGCCAAGCCATTCGCGCTTGTCCAATGGCGTATCATGACCACCCAACAATTTGCACCAGTGCCACTTTTTAACGCTTGTTGGGCGCTCTTTGACAACAATTGCACCTTCTGGAAGATCACCCTTTAAAACAGTCGTGCCGTCTTCCAAAAGACAAGCCGTATCGGGTGTTTCTTCAAGGTAGAAGTATTCCGCACGGCGCACCGTGTCTTCCTTGTTCCACGAGTTGTCGATGTCCCCCCACGATTGCGGATCGATGCCGGGATGCTCGCGCTTAGCCTGTTCTTTTGAGATATCTTCAAAGATGAAGCCCCAGCGTGCGTCACTCTTATCAGCTTGTTTGCAATCGGGATCAATGTAGACCAGCCCCGGATTGGGACAGGCGACGATACGGATCACTTGATTGAAACTCACCGCCGATTCGTACTCGGTTAGAACGCGCCAGTAGCCTTCACCCCCGTAAACTGCATGTTCGGCAGCGGTGTCGTGCGCTTCATCGCTTCCGCTTGATACTTGAATGTTGCGGATCAAGCCGCCGAGAATGTTCGCCGTCTCTTTGTCTGCGCCGTCATCAGCGGGTGAAACCTTCACCGCTGGACGGTTCTGGCGAATGTTGTTGATGATCTGGTTACAGTGCTGCGCCGTCATGTTGACAGTCAGGCACACGCGCTGATCAGCTTGTCGGCCCTTCTTGATGCCGTCCGGCCACTGCCAACCGTTGTCAGAGTCACCCATGACAAACTTGGTGTCTTCCACGGCCAAAGCTCGCGCAGAGGCGTAGTAATCCCGCGCTCTCTCGAATCGCTTTTTAGCCTCGACGATCAAATCAGTCTCTTTGCTCATAATGTGTTAGCTCATCCAGCCTTGTGCGTGATTGATTGCATGTTTGGGTTTGCCGGTTGTCGGTTTGATCTTTGTGGCGCGTCTGGCACCTTCCAGGGCGTACCGGAGAGCGTCGATCACATGGTTGTCTTTGTCTGCCAGCTTCGGCAAGACTTCGCTTGTGAGTTTGTCTGTCTCAAAGCTGTACAGCGTCAATTCGTCAATCAAGTGTTTGCAGCGTGGGTGCACCACAATGTCAAACGACTTCAAGAACTCGATGCCTTCCTCAACTGATCTCGCGCCTTTGATAGCGCTGGTGATCTTTGGAAAGCCGTTCTTGCGTAAGTGGTTGATCGTTTCCGGCCTAGCTGAATCAGCCACCATCGGCCATTTCTCGCTATCTGGCAGGCTCATAAACAGGGCTGGCGTGTCCACAATGTCACAACCAACGCGGTAAGCCTCGTAAGGCACATAGAGCTTGCGGCCCACGATGTAAGCCTGTACCAGAACAGTCGGATCAACGCTAAAGCCCCAATCCGCGCCTTGTCTTATGACAGCCGCGGGATCAACCTCAAATTCTTCTACCGTCCAATTCTTGAATACTCGCGCCTCACTGTTCCTGCGGTACTTGCCAAGCCAAACGTGGGCGTATTTATCAGGATCACGGCGCTTGTCAAACTCCATTTCCTCCCGAAGTTCATCAGGAAGCCAAGGGTTATCCATGTAATTAGCTTCAACAACGATTGCGCCTTTTGGCAATTCATCACCGCGAAGCAGCTTGTCAATCGGGTCTGTTACTAGATCAGGGTTCCATGCAAACCACAACTCAGAACCCGGCTTGCGAATCGTCGGCCTAAGCAGCGTCAGACTTTTCTCGCTGGCGTTTTGCGCTTCTTCAAAGAATGCACGATCAAACCCGTCCAAACTCTTGATTGAGTCGGCGGTGTGGTTCTGCATGCCTTCAAAGATCGTTACGCCGCCATGCCTTGTCAGAATGCGCCTGTCCTGAACCTCAAAGTAAGCACCTGCATTGAAGTGGCTTATCTTTGACTCAAACAGTTTCTTGACGGAAAACTCAAGCGATTTGAGAGTTTCGCGCAAGCAAACAAAATCATATTTGGCGTGTACGTTTTCCTCTAGCCACAGTTCAGCAAAGAAGTTCGACTTAGCAGAGCCTCGCCCCCCATGCGCTCCCTTGTACCGTGCTGGTTGTAAAAGCGGAACGAATGCAGGCGCTGTGTCAATTGCCAGTATGTTGGACAATTCGGCGCTCAATGGCTGTAAACAACAACTGCCCGGTAAGGTTTACGTCTTGCTGCTGTATTGGCTTACCATAACCACGTTCAATGATGGATTGCGCGGCAGACAAACGCACTGCGTCCTTGTCGCTGTTCATCATGATTTCTACGATCACATTCAAAGCATCAGGCGTTTTAGCCTTGCAAGCCGCGATTAAATCCAATTCCTCTGCCGTCTTCTTTGGGCGACCACCAGGATTCAATACTTGCCCTTTTGCGATTGGCTTGCCGCGTGGCTTTGCCTTTTCTTTGCTTTTCTGTGCTGTTTGCATGATTCACCTTCCGGCGACCCTGAAGAACGTCAGGTGCGTTTGATTGAATGCGCCCATCGGGCTTACCGAGTGGCTGGGCGTACCGTGTCGCTGCGGCCCCATTGCGTTGCAGCTTGCGCGGAGGTGCGCTGGGGTTGCGCTGTGGTTGCCCGAGTGCATCAGTGGTTTGGCTCATGGCCTGGATGATGGCCTGATGACCGAGGGCGTGAATAGTGCCGGTTACGCTATCCGGCTCCATTGCGGACGGGTGCAGCGCATTGCTTTCTCTGCTGCTTTGCTAAAGTGTGATGATGTAAGGCTTGACTGATTGCTAAAGGGTCGCCACTTCCACGCTTGTCTCTCGATACGATACCCAGCAGGACAAAGCTGCATATTCATCCGGGCAAAGAAAAACCCGCCAGTATTGCTACTGCGGGCTGATTTTGAAGGCACTTATGCCTACGGTGCCATTATCCTACAAAATGCCGGCACTTGTCAACTTGTTTTGAAGAATGTTCCTTGCATCACGCAATATGACGGCCCGTTGCTCCACGTCTTCCGGCAGTCGTGCACTTGTCCACACGCTGTAGCCAGTCACAAGGTTTCTTGCATTGATGCCTATTGCTGTGCGGTGCAGTGGGATAAGCTCGGAAATATGAAAGTCCACAGCTTCCATTTGCGAGTGATGAATGCTGCCGTCAATCACATCGTCTTCACTGTCCCATTGCTTGCTGCTTACCAACCCGTTAAACATCGGCGCGGTTCCATGTTGCCCGACGATTGAGAATCCTTTTGCCCATTGGTGCCACTGAGCCAACAAGTCGTCAAGCATGTAACGGATTTGTTCAGTCATTTTTATCCGCCTTTTCGTAATTAGTACAGCGATAACCGAATTTCTGGTAGCGCACCGTGCAGCGCGGCTCGCCCTTGAAAATCATCTTGACGTGGATGCAGTCGCCACAGGCTGCTACTTTTTTAAGCTGCTGTTCCTGTTTCCTTTGGAGTACAAGTAAAGGGTCTTGAAATTGCCAGCTATCGAGAGCCATGCATTACCTCCTTGTGTTTGCAGCCGTGGCACTGCGGGTCGTTGTACAAATCGTCAGCCTGATAGCGACAATCACGCGCCATCCGAAACGGGCTTACCTTCATTCGTGGCGTACGGGTAAATTCGCCATGCTCAGTCACTGCGTCATGCCATCCATCTTGAACAATCATCAAATCTTCAAATGGCGGCCTGTTGAAGCATCCGTAGCTCATTGCAGCACCCCGCCGAATGCCCGATAGCTCTGCGCCTCGATGTGCGCGATCAGGTTATCCGCGGCTTCCTGCATCCCCACGACCTGACAAGCGTCCAGCGGGATCAGGCCAACCGCTTGCAAGCCGGCGAGTTCTTCGGCGTCTAGCAGGTAGCGCACTGAAAACACGCGGCCATCAGGTAGGGTGAATGTGGCGCTGTAGGCGTTCAAACTGTCACCCCGCGAAGTGATGCTGTTGCGTGAAGGAATTCAAGGTACTCGCTGAATTCCGCTTTCTTGAACTTGCTGGTGCGCGATCCGAGCATGACCATGCCACCGTCAAGCCCCATTGCCACCCGGACGGTTTCGCGCTTGAATGCCGCCGTCAGAACATCCTTCCATTTCTCTGGCGCCATCGTGGTCATCATCCCGTTAATAGGCCACTGCAATTGCTTGCTGAATGCTTCCAGAATCGGCCATTGCGCGGCGTTCTGATCCAAGGTGCGTGGCGGCTCGGATAGCGTCACCTG